TTTAATATTCTGATTGAAGCAGTATTTATATTAGCAGTATTTTCTAATAAAAAATTATTACCATTAAAATCTAAAGTTCTATTATCACTTAAAGTTAAATCAGTATTACCTATATTTTCACCTGTAATATTGGGAATAACTATACTACCACCATTACTATCATTTAAGGTCAAATCAGGAACAGAATACGAACCACCTGTTATAGTAGCACTACCAATAACTAAATCTCTAACAACTCCTAAATTATCCTTATATCTACCAGCTAATTCATCAGTACCATTAATATGAAATGAAAGACTATCATCAATTAAACAACCATTTGATGTTTCTGTTGTATCTATTCCAAATGTTAATTTACCACCAATAGTAGTATCATCGTGTAAACTAATATTTGCACAACCTAAACTCGTATCTCCACCTATATTAACACCATCACCTAATATACCATCGGGAAATACTAAAAATCTTGAATTAAGTGGAGTGTATCTAAAATAATAATGGTCTTTTCCACCTGTAAATTTTCTACTAATTAATCTATCTGGTGTTGATTTAAAACTTTGAAAGTTATTAATAGCACCTAAGTCGTCTGTTATTCTTAATCCATTGGTTCCAATAACACTTATATTGTCATATAGTTCAATTCCCTTTATACCATCTCTACTTCTTGCATTAAATATATTACTATTATCACTTGTAAGTGTTGCTAACCCATCTGGATTATAAATAGCAATATTACCACCATCTCCATCAAAACTTAAAGTATTACTATCTAAATCTACTATTCTATTATCTGTTAAACTATTAGAAGTATTATAAATATTTGTACTATCTATACCTGTTAAATTAGAACCATCTCCATTATAAGTTGTTGCTATAATAGTACCATTAACATTAAGACTATCAAAATCGTTAATATCTGTATTAATTATATCACCATTATTTAAAGTAGTTTGTAGATTATTACCACTAAATGTTTGACCTGTAACATAAGTATCTACAAGAGCGTCTTGGTCTATACTTACTATCTTTGTGGAATCGTTACCATTAGTAACTATAATTGGATAAGTTCCTATAACATCTTGTACAAATACAGGACATAATACATTTACATCTGGACAATCATTACCAGGAAATTCAAATCCTGTAATATCTTCCATTGGTAATCCACACCAGCTTCTTAATACTGGAGACTTAAATGTTATTTCTGCACTCCAACCACTTACTTCTTCATCAAACTCTTCTGTGAATGGTTCAAATGTAATATCATCAACTATATCTAATTGACTATTAGTATAATAAGGATGTCCTTTTAATTCTGTAATACAATCTTTAAGTATATCAATAGTATCAGAAAGAACTTCATTTTCATTAGTTTCATCTTTATTAACTAAATCAAATACTTTTATCTCAAAATCAATTTCAAAGGTCTTGTAACCAGCAAATTCACTTTCTGGCATCGTAGCACTAACTGGGTTAATCCATAGCACTGGGTGCATCTTAGCTTCACTTGCACCAACTTCCCAATCATCACCAATCCCAAACCCATTGATTTGATAATGTCTTGTGGCAATGTCTTTCCATACGCTGATTAATTGTTGAACGGTTTGGATTCTCATAATATTTATATTTTATTTAATTCGTTAAAGTCATTTTCAACTTTTATATATGCTCTTGTTCTTTTAGCTTTTCCAATAAAATCAAAATTACCGTTAACATATTTCAAGTAGTCTATACCACCTATTTCAACTTTCATTTGGTTTCTTGAATTTCTTGATACTTTTGCTGTTATACTTCTTAACATATTTCCAGTATCTACTAAACCTTGATTAATTATTTGATTTCTCACTATCTTCACTAAACGTCTTTCTAAGACTCTTAATTCTCTTCGTGATACTGACATATTAACTCTCATTGATTATTTCTTATTTATGTGATTTCATCATTTCTTGACGCTTCTGTAATCTTACTTGATAATCATCTCGCTCTTTCCAATATGATAACGTATTCAAAGCACTTATATAACTAACTTTATAAACAGTTTCAAACTTTGTTATATCACCACCAGCTAATCTTTCTATAATAGAAAACCATTTCCACCTTGTACTAAACGTTGGTGCTGCTGGTCCTTCTGTTATATCATCTTCAGTTACACCACCAAATAATCCTTGAAAATTAAATGAAATTACCTTACGCCAGTCCAAAAAAAAACACTCATACCAAGTACATCCTCGATTGATAACTTTTCTTTGAACAACTCTATCCTACTCGTACATAGATTAGAATCAAAGTCCTCATTTTCGGGTCTTAAAACAACACTTAATATTGCAGGAATAGCACTAACTGAATTTAACTTATCTTTTTCTATAAGAGTTTCAATAGTAATATATTCTCCAAGTGTAATTTCATTCATATTGTCAATGAGTTTATAAGTTACACCATCTATTTTAATATTCTTCTTATCTAAAACTCTTGGTGCTGCTTTCATAAAAGACATTTGATTACTTATATCTATAATATCAGATACTTTAATAAATTCTATTATATCATCTATATCAGTATTGCCAAATATTTTTAACATACGAACATAATAGTCTAATTCATTACTAAAATCATTTATATCTAATTTACTTAAAGCGACAAATTCTCCTAAAGTAACATCTTCCCATTCCGTTGGTATTGAAATATTCATTTTCATATTCTTATATATATTCGTTTTATTAATGTTTATACAACTCTACTGAAATTACCTTGTGTATATTCATAAATCATCTTATAAGCCATCGCATCTGAAAAATCAGGAGAATGACCAATAATTTTCTTTTGATCTGCTTTGGAATTTATTTCCATTTTACTTTGAGTTGTAAGTCTATCTTTTCTTTTTATACACAACAATTCATTTTCTAATTCTTTTTTATGATTAAGTGTTTTAATTTTTATCTTACCATCTCTTATTAGTTCACCTAACTTATAATACAACTGAGTCTTTAGATTAATATAGTTTTCTCCTTTTAATGCCTTACCGTTGTTAATAATGGCCTTTGCTGTTCTTAGATATTGTGCGATATATTGACCAACACCATCTGAATCATAACAAATATTTCTTGTTTGAACATTATAAGTCTGTGCGATTTCTTTAATCTTATCTAATACAATTTCTTCTTTACCAACCTTAATAATATCAATAATATCGTTTCCTTCCCATACAAATAAAACACAACCATCTTGTTTAAAAGCTATATCAGCAGATATATATCTTGTTGTACTATTATTATTATTAATCGAATGGTCATACATTTCAAGTATGTCTTCTGATGTTACAATACTATTTGGATCATCTTGTGCTTCCCAATTACCAAATAATAATCTACTAACTTCTGCTGGTGAAAGAGTTCTTTTAAGATTCTGTATATATGCATCACTTAGATAAGGATTATCCATTGCGGTTGCATTGATAAATTTTCTATATTTTGGGAGTTTCTTTTCTTTATTAGCCACATAGAAATCTTCAAATAGAAAATTACGAGATGGATTACAAGTCATAATTAATAATGGTTTGATTTCGTGTGTATCATTTTTCCATCGACCTATTCTTGATTGTATAATTTCTTTTCCTCTTTGACTTGTTTCTCCTGCTTCATCAATTACTGCAAATGTTAAAAGGAGACCACCTAAGCGAGTATAATCTGGGTCTGATGGTATGTATCTTAATTCTTGAAAGACTATCTCAGAACCATTAAAAAAGGTTATCTTACCTTCTATTGGATTATACTTATAGTGTTCATCTTTCTTTAAACCAAATGCAGGAAATACTTCTGATATTAAAGTTACAACTGTTGTTTTCTTTAAAGTAGTTAATTCATTTCTACAAAGTCCTACTCTTATTTGACTATATTCTAAACATTTAAGTGTAATCAATGATGCCATTAAGTAAGTCTTAGCTGCACCAACACCACCTCCAAATAAAATTTCAGTAGTTTCTCTATCTTCAAATAGTTCAAATACTTCGTGTTGTTTCTGTGTAGGCGTAAATGTTATTTTCATATCTATTGTTCTATTTCATCTATATCATCTATTTCATCATAAGAAGATTCCTCTATTTGATGTGGTTTTATGTAATTAATGATTATACCTTTGTGTGTAACAGTTTCTTGAATTGGTGCGTATGCTCCTGTTACCTTTGCTAATTGGTCAAGTGCTTTCAAAGCTGCATTGTAATTAGAGGAATCTTTAGTTTTTTCTAAAATATCTTCTAATTCTTTTAAAATCTTATCTCTATTCATAATTATTTTATTATCCATTTTTTCATTAAGTTCCTTATTCCTAACATTTATTCTATGAATTACATAAGGATGGTTCATAATAGTAAACACACTATGTTTAAATTCTCCATTTGGTTTCTTTATTTTATAAGTCTTTCTGTATGCATCTGTAGCGTTACCTGATGATAAATAATGATTTACAAATATATCATACTTAACTTTTTGTGGTCTACTGTACAAACCAAATTGTTTTAAAACTGGATCTTTTGCTTTTGACATATTATTTTCCTTTTATTATATCTTTTATTTTTATAACATATAGTACTGGTAATAAAACTGGTAATATAATTGGTGCTATAATTGCAAATAATATTGCTTTTAATAGATTCTTTCCTTTAAATTTCATATTTTTCATAATTTTTATAATAATAATCTTTAACTTTTTTAAAATTGTTTCTTATTACACTGGGACATTTAGTACAAGAACCTTTTGTTTTAAAAATATGATGATAAACCTTGTATAATCTTAAAACTTTGTCTTTATTTATTTGAGTCCAAGTAACTATTTCTCTTAATTCGCTTATTAATTCTTTTTCTGTCATAACCATTTATAATTTTATATCTGTATTTATTAAATATCTGTCAATACAGTAACACACTAAACTAATAAAACCAGAAACTCCAAAGTTTCCAGTATATATTAATGCAACCCAAAAAGATGTACACATAAAACAAGATATTATTTCTTGTAATATAGATAAATAGGAATTGGATAGAGTTTCTATAATACTTTTAATATGTATTATCATCCAAGCAATTCCTATAACTTCAATTATTTCATTTATCATAGTGTATTATAATATATAAGTTTATTTTTAATGTTTTCTATGTCATTTTCAAACACTACTAATATCTTATCAGTAGTTTTCTTAACTGTATGATAGATACTTGTTGTTGGAATATCAAGTAATTTAGAAAGTCCTCTATGTGTATTATTATCTTTGTAGTAATATTCAAATATCTTTGTTTCATAAAACCCTTTTGGATATTTCTTTAATTGTTTAGAAGATGTTTGTAAAGCAACATATTTATAAATATCTTCTAATAATTTACCAAAGTCTGAATCTATTTCTTCTAATAAAGTATTCTTAATAGTATTATCAACAGATGGTCTAAAGTCTAATTCTGATTTATATTCAGAACCAATTGGTTTTTTATAAGTATAATGAAATCTACTTGTTGCACTTTTTAAATTATTCTTAATAATAATATATACATAAGGCATCAACTCATTTGCATTATAAATTTTTAATAGTTTTTCTTCATCTTTACTTGACATAATTATAAATAAATCTTGATAGAAATCTTCAGCATCTCTTTTATTTGAAATCATCTTGTAAATGAACTTATTCATTAGTTCTGCTTTATTCTGTACTAACCATTTGAATATTAATTCCATATTTTATTTTATTTTATTTTTATTGCATCTTCTATTTTAAAATGTACTAATGCTTTTTCTACCATTCTATTATGATGCCCATTACCTGTTTTGGCAGTACTCTTTGGACAATTAAGTTTACTTGAAGTTGTTTTACATCTTGTCATATCAAATAACCACATACCATCTGTAAATGATACTAAAAATGCTGGTCTGATTACCATATCAACTAACTGACTGTCAATTGCTTTTTGAACTTCTTTGTTCATTCTATCCACTTTACCTTGTTCAAGAATAGTATCGGAATACCTTGTACTTGATACAGTTCTTGTTTTTACTTCACACAAATAAATAATCTTATTATCTAAACTAAATGTGAAATCGTAAGTGCTAAATGAATCATTTAATATTTTTCTAATCTTTACTTTGTCGCTTGTATGCTTATCAAAGTCTTTTATTGTGTCTAACTCTTTGTTTATGTGATATTTATAATCTTTCAATGTAATTACATTATTTTTAATTGATTTAGTTTTTAGAGTAATCAACTCTTTTTAAATTTTTAACCGCTTGTAATATTAAATATTCATATAATTCTTCTTGATTGAATATCTCTGGATGAGTTTCATTCAATACCAGTAAGTTTCTTAATTGACTTGTGAAATATTTTGGGTTCTTAAAATAAATATTCATAATTGTTTCTTTCTTTACCTTATTTAATCAATCCGATATTTTATAATACAAAATACATACATTTTCCTATATCTTTTATCTATAAGTCATATAAGCAATATCTATTAAAAACATAAATCCCTACCAAATTAATGATAGGGATTAGAAGTATTTCTTTTAAGTTGTTATTTTTATTATTTATAATCATTCTAAATAAGAAATTATAAATTAAAAAAACCCTTACTAAATTAATAGCAAGGGGAAGTTAAAATAGTCCAAACATCACTAAAAACTACTTTTTATATTTTTTAAATAATATTGAAATGTGCAGAAATCTCCTCTTGAACCCAAGTGCATAACATTAACTAAATATTTTCTTGTTACATTATATTCTAAAGAGATTGAAAGTATATCTTTTTTTATAATTGTCTTTGTTGGTCTGTGATATAATTCTACTTCTTCAAGATGTCTAAGTGTTAAATTAGGAATATCTAATAACTCTTCTTTACCTCTCCATTTCATTGGTAATCTACCTTTTGTAATTTTACGTGTTGGTTTCTTAAAAAGATAGGCAATTTTTCTAAAATCTGCATCTTCATTTGTAATCAACATTTGCTTTTCTTTAAATCCATTAGTTACCCAAGTAAATTGGTCGTTATATAATCTTATTACTTCTTTTTCTTGTTCTGTGTAAGTATCTAAAATCTTTTCTGGTTGTAATAGAGATTCTAAGTCACTTTTACCTTTTAACTTCTTTAATTCTTTTAGTCTTTCTA